TCCGCCTGCGTTGGCGTGCGGTTCAGCTCCAGCTCTAGCCGCCGGGTGATGGCCTCCAGCTTCGCTAGATGCTGGCAGTGGCTGCCGGGGATGGCGATCGCCCTGCTGTATTGGTCAATATGACGGTTCACCCCCTGGCGGATCCACCACCAGGCGTACGTGGAAAACCGATAGCCCTTGGCCGGATCAAACCGCTCTGCTGCCGTCAGCAGGGCCATGTTCCCCGCCTGGATCAGATCCTCGCGATCCTGCCCGGCAAACAGGCGAGAGCGGCGACTGATGAACGCCACCACCAGCCGCAGATTCGCCGATACGAACCGATCACGGGCCCGCTGGCCGCGGCGCCTAATGCCTGGCGGGCATGGGTCGGGATGGGTCTGCCACCGCTGGATGGCCGTGCCGAGTTCGATCTCCTCGGCTGGCGTGAGCAAAGGTATGCGCCCGATCGAGTCGAGCCACCAGGACTGGCTGGAGCTGGCTGGCACCGGGTCGAGTGTGACGATTTGCCCCCATCATAGGGTGCGAAAGGGGTTCCGATCCGGTATCGTGTGGAGGCGTTCACCACTCGCGCCTATGCCAGCCACCCTCTACGCCTTAACCGGCGACGCCCTCCGCCTGCAGCAGCAGATCGACGAGGCCGCGCAGGATCTGTTCTCTGACGACCCCGACGTGGTGGCCCAAGCCACCGCCACACTGGAGGGCCTGATCTCGGCCGAGGCCGACAACAAACAGGCCATCCTCGCCAAGGCCGATGCCTGGTGCTGGGTGATTGACTCGCTCCGGGCCCGGCGTGATGCTCGCAAAGCCAGGGCCGATGCCCTGCGCGAGCTGGCCGCTGCCGATGAGCAGCAGGCTGATGCGCTGCAGGATCGGCTGATTCAGGCGCTGCAGAAGGCCATCCCTGATGAGACCTCCTATCAGTTGCCCGAGCACAAGATCACCAGCCGGAAGGTCACCGCTGTGGACCTCGCCGCCGAAGTGGCCGACCTGCCGGAGCAGTTCCAGCGGGTGAAGACCGTCTACAGCGCCGATAAAACGGCCATCGCCGCAGCCCTGAAGCAGGGCCAGCAGATCGACGGCTGCTCCCTGGTGGAGCGGCGGAGCTGGAGTATCAAATGAAAGCAACCATCAGCACAGACGGCGCACTGTCTGTCATTCCAGAGTCAGAACTAGAGGCCTACGCCCTGTCTCGGTGGTGGGCCAATTACCAGCAAGGCGACAACTGCAGCGAGCTTGGGATCTTATTTAACAAGCTGTGCATTGAGCCCCCTATCAGTGATCACTCCTAACACTCGCCCCACCATGCCCACCCCCACCCAACCCCTCCCCTGTGACGGCGCCCTGTCGGACCTGATCCTTCAGGCCGCCCGCCAGGCGCTGCCGGCTAACCCGCAGCAGCTGATCCGCCTCCCCGACTGCGGCGAGCGCAACCGCCCGCTCATGCCCCTGCTGATGGGGCTGATCGATGCGGCGAAGGTCACGGCCAGCGCCGTGGCGGACAACGCCTGGGAGGCTGGCCAGCCACCACCGGGTGAGCCGATTGTCGGGATGATCGCTGACCTGCAGCTGTGCATCTCGGCGCTGCGCCGATCACTGGATGCCTTCTAACCATGTCCACCTTCACCGGAATCACCCACAAAATCACTTACCGGAGACTCACTGATGGCACAATCCACAAACTTGAATGGAACTGCCCCAAGGGGTGGGGTCGTACTGCCGTTCGAGAGGCCTTCTGCGCTCAGTTCCCCGGCGCCGAAATCATCGAAATCACGGAGGCCCCATGCTCGCTCTGATCGCCGTCTGGCTGTTCAGCTCCGCCAGGCCCAGGCCCGCCGCGCTGCAGCTGCTGCCCAGGCCGCTGCCGGTCGCCGAGCCGTGATTGCCGCCGCGCTGGCCCTGCTGGGCATGGTGGCTGGCGCCGTGGTGCTGGTTCAGGAGGTGGGGATTCAGCAGGTGGAGGCCCATCAATGACCTTCACCCCCGACGACGACGCCTGCCTGAGTGCCGGCGAGGGCATCACCCGGACCAGCGAGCCGGGCGCCAGTTTTTGGCCGGTGCAGATCCACTGGCCCGGCTGCCGGCCAATGCGCTGCACCATCCGCGCCACCTGCAAACGGCAGGCGTACCAGTTCGCTGAGCGCCGGCATCCTGATGCCAGCTCGATTGAAATCCTTCCTCGGAAATCCACGCCATGGCTTTAAGGACTACTCGCGCTGAGCACCCTTGGCAATTCGCCCCAGGGGATCACGTCTACATCGCCGGTCGCCCTCAGGAACCGGCGATCCTCACCGGCAAGGTCCGGCGTAGCCGCGCCAACTGGCCGCACTACTACCTAGTGGATGCTGATGGTCACGAATGGCTTGTGCCGCAGATTCATCTTTCATCCTCACCGATTCAGGCATGATTATTTCTGACTGGCAAATCGCCGAGCGCTGCAGGGCCGGCATGGTGGTCGGCTACGACCTCGAGTTGATCAACCCGGCGTCGCTCGATGTGCGGCTAGGGGATACCCTGCTGATCGAATCGGCGCAGTCGCCGGAGCTGGTGCCGTACCCGCTGCACCGGCACAGCCAGAATGATCCTTATGAGTTGCGGCCGGGGCAGTTTGTCCTGGCCCAGACGGTGGAAGTGTTCAACCTGCCGGATGACATCGCCGCGCAGTTCATGCTGAAGTCAAGCCGGGCCCGTGAAGGCCTGGAGCACCTTATGGCGGGATACTGCGACCCCGGCTGGCATGGATCTGTACTCACCCTGGAGCTGCACAACTCCCGCCAGCTGTGGCCCGTGTGGTTGTGGCCGGGAATGAAGATCGGGCAGATCGTGTTCCATCTGATGGCTGAGCGGCCGATCAACAGCTACGCCGTGACTGGCCGCTACAACGGCGACACCACTGTTCACGCCAGCAAGGGCTGATGCTCCCCTGCCAGTGGTGCAACGGGACCACCCGCGTGGTGGACACTAGGTTGATCTCCCAGGGTCAGCGCCGCTGGCTGCGGTGCCAAAACTGCGGCCAGCTCACCCGATCAATCGAAACCTATGAAAGCGGCCGCCGGATTCCGGGGCCGCTTCCTGGTGTCAAGCATCGGCGACCGGCCCGACAAGGGGCCAGCAATGGGCGATCGGTGCTCACCGATGCCGACATTCGCCGGATCAGGGAGCAGGCCGCGGCAGGGACGCCCAGAGCCGTGCTGGCTAAGCGGTATGGGGTGACGCCCAATCACATCACTCGAATCGTGCGGCGGCGGGCCTGGCGGCACGTAGCCTGAGCCATGGAGCACCTCCCCACCACCGAACTGGTCATCCGCGACGGGATCCCCGTTTGGCTGATCCAGGGGTGGGGAGTCGAGGCCGTCAGTGCCAGCCGTCACGCGGCGCTGCGGTCGTTTCACTGGAAATGCCAACGCCGCGGACTGCAGCTCCCGGCAGGGAGTGAGCAGCCGCGGCGGGGGCCTTCGGAGTGTGATGAGCCGGGGGTTTAGCCTGGGTTCAGTAGCATCACGATCATGCCTAAAGGCAAGCCCTACAACACAGGCAAGGGCGGCGGGAAGAAGAAGTGCGGCGACTGGGAAATCTGAACGTCACCACTCCCCCTCCCGCCACACCCTGAGCACCCTGGCACCAGCCCCCGCCAGTTCTAGGGCAGATGCGATGGCCTGGGCTTGGGTGAGGGCGTAGAGCTCGATAGGGCCGGTAGTGAGCTGGACGTGGTAGAGGCGGGGCATGGTTAGGACGGGTCGGGCCGATAGGGGCCAGTCAGTTGGCCGTGTTCGTCGATCATCCCCAACTCTTGCAAGAACTGCCGAGCGGCTTCGCGGTCGCCGTCTAGGGCCCGGTCGAGCAGGGTGGGAGCGCTGAGTTCTGCGGCGAGGTCTTCTAGCACTGATGCCCGGACGCCGTGCAATGTGCCGTCGTCGCTGTAGGCATCCCAAGTGTTGGCCAAGTGCGTTAGCACCAAGGCGATGCCGTGCCGAGGTTCTACGGCGTCTTCAAACTCCTCAATCAGACGCTGGGCGCGTTGCGTTAGGTGATCAGTCACAGCAGGCCTCGGCGGTTATCGCCCAAGCGCTCAGCCTCACGCCACGGGCTGCCCAGCAGGTGGGCAGCGGTGGCCAGCTCGCGCCAGTAACGGGAGCAGTGGCCGGTGGCGCCGATGAGCTGGGCCCTGGCGGTGGCGTTACGGGCTAGGGCGGTGAATAGAGGTGTGGTCATGGTGTGGGGTCGTTGTTGGTGGTGAGTTCGTAAACACAGCCGCCCGCCGTGCTGATGAGCGATTTGAATTGGCTCAGCGGCGTGCCTGCTGGGATCACAATTTTGGCCCCGTCTATGTAGCCGGGTGATCTCAGCCAAGCGACCGCCCCAGCGTTGATTTCCTCCACGCTCCATGGTGAATTGTAGTGACCGTCGCAGGGTTGATCTAGGTTTGCCTCCCATGCCAGCTTGGTGATCTGCCCTGGCGTGTCTTGGTATGGAATGCCGGCGTTGTGCTCGTAGGGTGCGTCATTCCAATCATCACCCCACTGCTCGGATAGCGGTTTGGTGGTGAAAAAGGCCCAGCAGTCTTTGATGTAGCAAAGAATTGGCTCGGTCATGGGGTGGGGTCGAGTTCGTTGGCGATGGCAGCGAGCTGGCGGCGATCGTGTGTCAGATGATGCGCAGCGGCATAAAGAGCGGCGGCGATGCAGACTTCCTGCCAGTTGTCCTCCAGGGGACCCAGCAGCTCGTAGCGATCGTCGAACGCGGTCACGATGGCTTGGGCTGCGGGGGTGAGGTCAGCCATGGTTGGCCTCCTGCCGCAGCACCTTGGCCGCCTGCGCATACTCGCCGGAGCCGTGGAGGGCGAACCGGTCGAGCCAGGTGGCGACGGCGCAAATCGCGGCACTGGCTTCGGCTGCGGAGTCGTGGGGAACGTTGTAGATCGCTTTTGCCACCATCTCCAACAGCGACCCGCCATCGGCCATGGCGGGATCGCGCTCAGGCGTGGCGTTGGCCTTGTACCGGTAGGTCTCGCCGCCGTGATCGAATGTGCCCTCCACCACCATGGGAACGCGCAGGATCTGCGCAGCATCGGCAGCGGCTTCGCTGCCGTAGGTGGTCTCAATGTCGAGCGGGCGCCAGGCAGCGGGCTTGGCAAGCTCCTGGGTCAACCGCTCCCGCTCAGCGTCACTCAAGCGCGAGACGTCGGCGTGCGCGTGCTGGGTGGCCTCTAGCGCTTCGACGCGGGCGCGGAGTTCGAGGATGCAGGAAGTCATCTCCAACCCTGCTTCTGTCCGTTCGTGCATGTAAGCCCACTGCTCAGGCGTGGCGCGGTACTGGCCGGTCATGCCCCCACCCCCACCAACCGGCGAGCGGTGGGCGGGGAATTGTAGGTCGCCTCCGTTGTGCATAGTGTTTCGCCACAAAGTACCAAGACTGACCTGCTGCCAGGGCGCCGTTAGCACACCGGCATCACCTCTCGAATCGTTCACCAATATCATTACTGCGCCATTTTTGTCTGCATCTTTTGCGGTTGGCCGGCGATCTGCTATCCATTGATGCGTTGTCATGGTTGTGTCTCCCTAGTGAGTGATCAGGCTGCCACCAACCGGCGAGCGGTGGTCTGTGAGCAGCCCAGCCGCTCAGCAATGGCGCGGTACGTGAGACCATCGCGGCGCCAGCGGCGGGCGCGTTGCTGGCGGGATTCCGTCAGCCACAACAGGAACAGCGCGGGCAATAACAGCAGCACCAAGAAGGTGCAGAAAATCGTGGTCATGGCAAGCAATGGCGAGTGGCGGGCCTGTGCCCGTGGCAAAATCATACCGCAGCGGTTCCGGTTCCGCACCCCCCGGTCAGTAGTGGAACCAGTTAACCACCGACTCCAGGCGACTGGCCCAGCTGTGCCGGCGGATGATCTCGACAACCTCTTCGGCGCTCATCACGTCCGGCGAATTCAGCGCCTTGCGGACGTTCTTCGTAAACCCGCCCTGGCTGCGCGTCACTTTCAGCTGCGGCAGATCCTCCGGCAGGTTGGGGATGTCGGTGCTGATGATCGGGATCCCCAGCGTGGCGTACACCCAGCATTTCAGCGGGTTCATCGCCGCCGTGAGATTCGTTTTCAGGTGCGGGATGATCGCCACGTCAAACGTCGCCAGGTAGGCGCGCAGCTCGTCATAGGGCACTGGGCCCACGTAGCGAATGTTCCGCCGCTGTGGCAGCTGGGTGGCCACGTGCGTGCTGCCGATCATCAGCACCAGGTCATCAGGATTCTTGGCTGCCACGTGCTCCACCAATGGCCAGTCCAGTTTCGACTCCAGGTTTCCGGCATAGCCGATGATCCCCCGGAAATTGCCGGGCGCTACCAACTGCTCCCGCAGGTCAGCCACCTCTGCCGCGTCCGGTGCGCCGGTAAAATCCACGCCATTGGCCACCACCTGCGCCCTTGTGGGGCTAAGCCTGCCGATGCTCTGCAGCGTGTGCCGGCAGTTGTACAGGCCCATGTCGGCCAAATCAAGGATGGCGCGGTAGTGCTCCGTGAGTTCTGTTTTCCGATCGGCGGATGTGTTGGGCCATGCCCTGTGATCGTCTACCACGTCGGCGATCACGTAGTCGGTGGGTAGTGCTGCGGCGATCCGCTCGGCGTGCCGATAGTACGGGTAAATCCAGAGGCCCGCCTTGGCGCCGGGGAATCGCGCTAGGGACTGCTCCACCAGCCCTTGGCAGTACCGCTCGATGAAGTCGCCCTGTTCAGCCACGCTGAGCCCTGCAGGCATCACCGGCGTGCGGATGGCAAGTTTGCCTTTGTCCAGCAGCCCGACCTTTTTGCGCTGTGCGTAGCGGTGCAACAGCCTGTGGTGACGGTTCTGGCTGTGCTCCAGCTTGCGCAGGTCCAGCGTGCTAAGCGGTTTCTCCACCAACAGCACCTGGTCCACGTCATCGCGGCTGGCCAGGTACTTTGCCACCATGTCCACCCTTCGGCCGAACACTCCAGCGTCGTTCTGCTTCCAGAGCATCAGGATGATCCGCCGGCCAGGCTCGGGCAGCCCGATCAATGATCTGGCGGCGTAACTGATCGCTCGGCGGCTGGGCTGGGATAGGAGGTGGCGCATGGTGGTAGCTCCAGAGGCATAGGACAGGTGCTGGTGCGCGAGGCGCTGATTCACCTCCCGATCGGCAGCGCTCAGTGGCTGCAGCTGGCGGATCGCGTCGGGCAGTTCGGCGGGCGACTCCACAAACGAAATCCCCCGAAACCCCCAGTCCGCCAGCATCTGCAGCGGCGGGGTAGGTGTGGCGATCAACCTGATGCCGGCCGCCAGCGCGTCGCAGGCCTTGGCCGGCAGCTGATACCGGCTGGCCTCGCGGGACTGATCCTGCAGCAGCACCGCCGCATCAGCTAGCGCGAGGCAGGCGGGCATAGCCGCGAATAACACGCTGTCGATCATCGCGGCCTGATCGCCGGCTGCACGGGTGATGTCGTTCACAATCCCTCGGTCGGGAATGCGGCCGATGAATGCCGCGCCAGCACCTGGCACCTGGGCCACGGCCTGAGCAATGGCGGTGAGGCCCTTGTGCCGCTGCGGCGTGCCTAGAAACATCACCAGCGGGGTGCAGCGGCGGCGGATCTCCAGCAGCTCAGCGGGCGGATCAGCTTGCGGCGATTGGAACGCCTCCAGGTCGCGCAGGTGGGCGATGATCTCCCCGCCGTGCAATGCCTGCAGCTCGGAGTTGCAGGTGATGATGTGATCAGCGGCCTTGGTGAGCTGCTGTGCCGCTAGCGTCCAAAACGGTGAGTAAGGGGCCTCGCTGAGCCGCTCGGGGAATTGCTGCTGCAGCGCCAGCGGCGAGAGCGGGGCATCGTTCGGATCAATGAACGCCAACTCGTGATCATCGATGTCAACGATCAGCCGGGCGCCGTTGCGCTCAGCGATGGCAATGCCCATCAGCACTGACGGCAGCCGGGCTTTGCAGGCGATCACCACGTCTGCATCGGTGGCCGCGGCGACGCGGCGGCAGCGATTGATCAGCGCTGAGACGGTTTTGGGCTCAGGGATCACAGTGATCGGCTCACCCCGCAACGGCGACCACACCTCACGGCCTAGGTGGGAAAACCCGAAGGCGATCAGCTGGACCTCAGAAAATGCCAGCGCGGCGGCACGGGCGATCAGATGGGCCCGGCCGATGCAGTTGTGGTGGGCGTCCCACCCAATGACGATGCAGCGAGTCATGGCGTTGGGGTGGGTAGTGGCAGGGCGTGGGGGGGGAGCAGCCAGCCGCCGTAGACCATTGCTGGGTTGGCCATCTGCCAGTAGGGCGGGCCGTCTGGTGGGCACCACCAGCATTCGCCATCAGGATCACGCCACCCTTTCTCGCGCTCCCAGGGCCGCTCAGCGACGGGCACCGGCTTGGTGGCGGGGTAGCCCCAGCGGGCACGATCTGCAGCAATAGCGGCTCGGGCATAAGCGCGCCAGCCTTCGCGGTTCCAGTCCAACATCTCATTGGCTAAGTCGTCCAAGTCCTGATCAGTCGGACCCTCCGGCTCGGGCTGGGCGTAGCGGCCCCAGAACACTTCGGCCAACCCCTCCGCATCACCAGGCACTGGCATGGGCGGCACCTCCGCACCGGGCACCGGTAGGGCGTTGTGCGTAAAGTCGTGAATCGCTGCCAAGGCGACGGCAATCGCATCGTGGTGTTTGACCCTACGTGTCCAATCATCGTCTTGCCTGGCTACCCAGTCGCTGACCTCTTTGATGGTTGGCCCCACCGCCTCAGGCTCGGGCTGGGATAGGGCGGTGCGGGTTTGGGATAGGTGCTCGCGGCACTCCATCAGGGCGACGGGATCGCAGCAGTCATGATCAACGCAGTCAATCAAGTAACAGACATCTTCAATTAGCTCGGCGCATGTCCGGCGCCAATCAGTTCGTGTAGTCATCGTGAAGACCTCCGAAGATAAACCGCCACGATGATCACCATGGCGATGAGTGTGATAACGCTGTCGCTGTCGATGTTGACCATCATGGCCGCATCCCATCCATCCAGTCCGCCACCGAACTGGACCCACCGTGGCGCTCCCTGGCCGCCTGCCCCAGCTCACCGGCGACGCTGCGGGCGACGTTGGTGCACGTCTCGCATGGAGTGAAGCACCGCGCCGGCATGGGGCAGGCGGCCAGGGATAGCCGGGTGGATGGTGTTGGTGGGCGCCGGGCCTGATCGCTGGTGACAGGCGCGGTGGCAATGCGGGCCATGGCCTGCAGGGTGGGGGTGGTGTAGGCGATCATCGGGGGGTGGGGTTGTGGATCCGGTCGTTTACGATCCGCCGCAGCAGATCGTTCATCCCCTCGCCAGGCCGGAGCTGGCGGCGGAGGGCCTCAACCTCAGGGAGGGTGAGGCAGATGGTTAGGCGGCGGGTTTCCATTAGGCGGTCTCCATCTCATCGAGGTTGATCAGACTGCCCTGGTCAGGGTCGCGGGTGTCCTCCACGGCGATCTCCATGTTCTTGATTGCTTGGTTGAAGTAAGACTCCTTCAGCTCGATTCCGATACCACGGCGGCCTAGCGACACCGACCCGTAGACCTCACTGCCCACACCCATAAATGGAGTTAACACTGTCTCGCCGGGGTTTGACCGCAGGCAGATAGCACGATCGATCACATCCAGTTGCAGCGGGTGAACGTGCTTTTCATCGTCAGGATCCTTGCCATCACGGAACGGCAGAACCCGGCCCATGTTGATGTCATCCCAGATAGATGAGGCATACCGACGCCAGATCCAGTGGCTGAAACGGTTTTCGGTTTGCTTACCTTTCCAGCCTTTATAGCGGTGCAGCTCCTGCGGAATGGGACACTCTCCAGCGTAATGGTCAAGCCCGGTCGGATTGGCGATGGGGATCTTGTTCTCTCCGCTGCGGCGGAAGATCAACAGATAATCAGCGGATGCAACACCAGCAAAAGCTGCATCATCCACAATCGTTTTATGCGCCAGGTTCTTCACCATCGTGCGATTGCGCACCCATAGCGGCTCTTTCCAGATGGTGTGTCGTGCTACGTAATGCCAGCCGTGTTGCTCATGCAACCGCACAATTGCGCCAGGCAGATCAAACAGCGCATCCTGCCCGCTGTTGCCGGTTGGAATGTCCGTGCAGTGAACAGCGGTCAACCTGCCAGGCAGTGTTAGGCGGTGCAGTTGCGACACCACATAGCCGTAGTGAAGCAAGAACTGATCATAGTCGTTGTTGTTGCTGATGTCCCGCTCGTTTGAGCTGTAGACGTACAGGCCGGCGAACGGTGGGGAATAGATCGAAAAGTGAACGGACTCGCTCGGCAGTCCCTGCATCACTTCGATGCAGTCGCCGTGATAGATCGCGTAACGGTCAGTGATTACAGCCATGGCGGCAGGGTGATAGTGGTGGTGTTGTAGGTGGGCTTGCTGATGGCGATGGAGTGGTTCATCTCTGTCACCAGATTGGAAAACATCTGCTCAGCCTGTTGCCGTTTGCGGCTGAGGTTTTCCATGATTCGCCGCTCCCCTTCCGTCAGGATGATGTCAACCTTGACGGCATGCTTTTGGCCGAACCGCCAGCATCGGCGGACCGACTGGTAGTACTGCTCAAAGCTGTGAGATGGGAAATACGTGATGTGGTTGCAGTGCTGGAAGTTGAGGCCCCATGCGCCGATCTTGGGCTTAGTGATCAGCACCCTGGCGCGACCTTCCGCAAAGTCCACCAGCCTTGACTCCTTCACATCATCCCGATCAGATCCAGAGACCTGAATTGAGTCGGGGACTAGCTGCTGCAACAGGTTCCCCTCCTCGTTCAGGTGGCACCACACAAGAGCGGGTTTGCCCGTAGTGGCGACCATGGCCGCGACCTGTTCGCAGCGCTCCTGAACGGTGCGCTTCTTCTCTGCCCGCTGCTCCCGTAGGTCGGTGGCGGGCATAGCAAACAGCATCCCCTCCGGCACCGTGCTGGTTTCGATCAGGTGATCGATCTCATTCAGTGGCGGCAGGATGAAGCGGCCATCGTCAAAGCCAAGGTCTGAGGGCTTGCGGCAGGCCCTGGCCCAGCTGGTGACCCATCTCCAGAACGGCTGCTCAGCGTGCCCCTTAAAGCGCCATTTAGGAGCCTCTCCGTACATCCGCCGGCTAGTCAGGTTGTTCTGGTCGTTCTTGAAGAACCGCGCCAGCATGTCCATGTGGCCCATGTAGCCGAGGGCCTCGGAGCTGGTGCCCAGCTCAATGAAGTCATTGGGCGCGGCGGTGGCGGTGGCCAGCAGCCGGTAGGGCACCTTGCGCATGAAGTCGGTGATCTCGTTACGGCGTGCCCCGTCAAACGACTTGAGGATGCTGGATTCGTCGCAGACAACCGCACCGAAATCAGCAGGATCAAACAGGTGGAGCCTGTCATAGTTCGTGATCACGATCCGCCCCATCACGCTGCCATCGCTGGAGCGGTGAGCCTCAATGCCGAACTTCTCACCCTCGCGGATGGTCTGCGCGGCGACGGCCAGCGGGGTCAGGATCAGCACCGGGCGGCCGGTGTGACGCGCCACGTTTTCAGCCCATGTGAGCTGCATGGCGGTTTTGCCCAGACCACAGTCAGCAAAGATTGCGGCGCGGCCCTTGCGGACAGCCCACTCGACTAGGGCTTGCTGGAAGTCGAACAGCTGCGGCGGCATGAACACTGGATCGAAGCCGTGGTCAGCGCCGGTGTGGAGCTTGCGGTCTAGGAACTCAGCGTAGGTGGTCATCGCAGATCCTCCAGCAGCATCCGCGCTGCGTCGTGCGCCGACAGCCGGCCCTCATTGCGCTGGTGCATCACCAGCAGCTCAGCGGCCAGATGCTCGATTACGGCAGCCACGCCACGGCGGCGGGCTGAGGCGTCGGGCCAGGCCTGCAGTGCATCGTTAAAGGCCTCTTCATAGGCCACGGTGCAGCGGCCTAGCAGGGTGTTGTCAGGCATCAATCCCCTCCCCCACCAACCGCTCACACAGCGCCCACCACAGCGACGTGGCCAGGGTGGCGGTGCCGACGATGACCAGCACGGCGATGATCTCGACCATGCCGGCGAGGATGCAGAGGGTCATGGTTCCAGCCTCTGAAAGGTGATCGCCCAGACCCATGGGTTGGCGTGCCATGAGCCGGGGCCGTTGATGGATTGCCACAGCCACGCGAAGCCGTCCCTCGCGTCTGGTTGAGGGTTGCCGCAGCCGCAGGGCTCAGGGTTGCCGCAGCTCAGGCAGCCGCCGTCGCTGACACCCTCCGCCCGTGCATCCCCTTCGCTGATCTCCTGCAGCCGCTGCACGCGAACGTCGGTGATCTCCAGCAGGATGCGGCTGGCCCAGCGGGGCATGAAGATCGACGGGCGGCAACGAAGGCCTCC